GTTCGGTCATCGAACTCGTCACCGGCCATGCCAGCGACGCAAATGCTTGTCGCCCGGGATGAATGTGTCCACGTGCAGCCAGCCCGATGCCGGGTAATCGCCCACCCCGCCCAGCAACGGGAGCTTGCCGTCCTCGTATGCCGTCCAAACCACCCTGAGAAGCTGTGGGACGTCGACAGAGCCCCGAGTTGTCCTGAGGTCGGCCGCATGCCCCTCGATGTGCATCGAGCCGCTAGCGACGCCGTGGGTGCCTTTGGCGGCATCCTCCTCGAGCAGCCGTTGGTTGTGAGCGAGGGTCCTGAAGCCAGAGACGACGATCAGCGGCCCGCCCCACATGTCCCGCACCGCATCGCAGAGGGAGACGAGCTTCCACCATCGGTCCTCCCAGTCGCGGGGATATGGAGTTCCGTCGTGGCAGGCGAACTCGGCCGCCTTGAAGTGTCGGCCGTCGGGGAGCATTACGGGGCCGGGGCGTTCCCGCCGTGACCGGGCATCGCCTTGGCCGCGATGACAGCCGCCGTGCCGCTGACGACGAGCACCTTGGTTGCAATCACGCCAACCGCAGCAGGGATGCCGATGCCCGGGATGGCCGCCACTCCAGCAACCACGCCAGCGATGCCACCGATGGAGGCAATGGCGGCGAGAAACTTGCCGTTGAGCCCGGCGACCACATCGAGCGCTTTCTTGAACCAGTTCATGGTGTCTTCCTTTCTGTTACGTAGCTTGGGAATCCGACGGTGAGGACAAGAAGTCCGGTACGGCGCGAGAGCCCGGCGAGCTGTCGTTCAAGGTCGTCTCGAGCAATGCGTGAAAGTCCCGGATAGACTTCGCGAGCTCGGCGAAAGGCTCCCTGCAATGCAGCCAGCGCTCCCTCGCATTCGCGCCAGATTGCAAGGGTGCACTCGATGTCGGTCGTGGGCTCACCGCTATCTCCTTCGCTTGGGCTCATTGATTGCGTCCAACTTCTGATTCACGGCCCGGAAGCCTTCATCGAGACGGACGTTGATCGCCTTGACATCACCTTTGACCGTCTCCTGATCCAGCCTGACCTTGAACACATCGCTCTGGAGGGCCTTCGTGTCGTCGGCGCTGGCGCGGGTGTGAAGCCAGGTAGTCCCGCTCCAGACTGCCCCGGCGACCACGATGGCGGTGCCGACGACAGCGCCCCAGTGGGTTTTCGGCTTGAGAAAGCGTTTGAGCTCGTCATCGGTCACACCGCATAGACCCCGATCTGATTGACCCCTGCCGTGGCCGCTGCGCTCGTAGCGGTCAGACGGATGGCGTTCGTGCTGACTGCGTTGAAGGTATGCGTCTTGTTCGGGGATGCGTTCCCCGTAACTGCGATGGGAGTCGAGAAGTCCGTCCACACGCCGGCCAACAGGTACTGGACCGTGTAGTCCGCAAGCGGAGCCGGCGTCGTTGTGTCCGTGTAGGTCGCGTAAACAACCCCAACCGTGGTGGCGACAAAAGACAGTTCGATACGAGACAGCGTGACAGTGCCGGCCCAGTTGAGCTGCAAGTAGTGGGAACTATCGTTCGCCTTGCGCCATGTGTTGGCTGTCCCGAGGACGTTCGAGAAGTTGCCGGAGATAGCATTCGCGGCGCTTCCGAAGCCGGCCGAGTCAGTCTCGGCAAACGCCGTCAGCGCCAGGTTCGCCGCCGTCGGGGCGCTGATGTTCATCGTCGAGTAGACGACGACCGAGTGCCCCGGGATTGTGTTAGTCGGGATACTCGATGTGATCCCCGGGAATGCCTGTCCCCAGGACAGCAGATAGGCGGGGTTTGCCGCTGTCGTAGGGGGCGTTTCGCCTGAATAGCTGTATTTGTAGAACGTTCGCCCCGAAGGAAGAACCTGCCCCAGGTTGATCTTCACGTTTGCCGCTGAGCTTTCGTTGATGACGACGAACGACCACTCGCCGCGCGGGTCGGTCGCGTTCTTCACGCCTGGCGGAACCCATGCCGCCGTCCCATGAAGCGTTGCGGCCCCGCCGGTGCAGCGGTAGAGTTTCGTCCCGCCACCGCCACCGGTCAGATTCGCGAGCATTGAGTAGGCGTACCAGGCAGGCTTGACGAGGTTTCCGTCAGTCGCGATCCATTTCATGACGCCGTACTGAAGGTTTGTCCCTCCGAGTACCGGCTGATCGCTCAGGAGCCAGATATAGGACGCGACGCAGCCGGCCTGCATGTGCCCGTCAATCAGTCGGCACAGCTGCCATCCTGCGTCCGCCGTAGCTCGATATCCCGTACTGTCCGTGTCCCCGCCGACAAGAAAGCCGCCTTCGTCGGCCGAGAACGGCCGCGGTGCGATGTAAGTTACCGGGTCAGTGAAGCGGTCGATCCACGCCTGATATCCAGCGCACTCCGTCGCCGTAAAGCCAAACGGGGCGAAGCCTGGAGTTGTGCAGTAGGAGTGGCCAGCGTTCTCGTCAAACAGACTGCCGAAGTTGTCGAACAGGTACTCGGTCCAATCGAACGTCGTGAATGTCTGCTCGCTGGGACCCGATAGCTTTATGCGCGGGCGGATGGGCGTTCGGCTCGCGTCGTCGGCTACGATCTTGTCCCTGACGACGGTGACGATATGGCCGTAGTAGTCGACGGACGTGTATCCCGCAGGGATGCTGCCGATGGTCGACGTGCTGGGTTCCGTGAAAAAGAAACAGCCGATGACGTTCGTGAAGCCGTGAACGTTGATGAACTGGTCCAGCGACCACGAGACCCACGCCGCGAAAGTGGCTTCGTTGGCCGGGGTCGGCGTGATTGGAGCCGCGCCGGTCAGGGCTCCGACGTTCTGGGGCCAGTGCCACCCCATCTTGATCATGACCTTGATTCCGGCGTCCTTCATCGCCTGCAAGCCGGCACAGAAACCCAACATGTCGGCGGTGGTTCCATCGGGTGACCCCAGCGGGTAGAGCGGCATCGCCAGGCTCTGTAGGTACTCCGTGCTGATGATTTTCACGCCCGACAGCGCGACCCGGGCCCACTCGGTCGCCAACGTTGCAGGCGAGAGGCCGTACTCGGGGAGTGCGGCCCGCAGCATGTAGTTTGCGCAGGCCCCCCTCCAGTCGTTCTGAAACGCCGTGCCTTCGAATGTGAGCGTCGTCAGGCCCGTCGGAGACGGCAACACCGGGATGTTAGGCGGCGGCGGGACCGGTGGTATTGCGACGTACGACATGTCTACGGGTCAACGAAGCCCCACATGGCCCGGGAGATCGTCGAGTCCGTCAGGGTCGTCGCGATCGTGAACATGCAGACCGATTCATCCACCACATTCGTGAGTGTCGTCGTCGCTGCCATGAGCACGTTGTCCACATAGGCCGAAACGGTCGTCGCATTTCCAGTGAGAGAGAACGTGTGCGGGTTGCCGTCGGCGGCGATGGTGCCGACAGTGTTTGTCGCGCCAGCTCCATCGAACCGGAGGACCCACTTCGTGGCATCGGTGGCGAAGGTGCTCGTGATGTAGAGGTCGTGGCTGAGCGCCGTATTGATGAGCCCCGTTCCCATGCTCTTAGCGCTGACTGGGGCCGCGATGGTCCCCCGCCACGTAAGCGCCCATTTGCCAGTTTTCAGCGTCTGGAAAATGCCGTTGGTGAACGTCCTGATGACGCCGGTTGTGATCGCCGACTCGGCCCCGCCTTCCTTCGCGGCGTCCCCGGTCATTGACGTAGCGGCGGTTGTGCCATAGGCGGTTGGGCCGATCTTCAGATATTCAAACCGCGTGAGTTGCGGGAGAAGGCTCTTGAGAAAGTTCTGCTGCGTGGCCTGCCAGCGGTCGATACCGACACCGGGCGGGATTGTCTGGTAGGCCATTACGTGGCCGCCGATCTGTCGCCACGGATTAGTACGACGCTGGGGCGCCAGGTCGTCTGCGCCGACCCACCGTTGACCCAGTCAAGTTTGACGTCGCGATAGGGGTCAATCAGGAAATCGTATGGGCCGTTGATGTCCGTCGCGGCATTGGCCGCCACGGCGATATCGCCGCCCGTCTGGTCCCAGTTCGTCCCGCCGTCGGTTGACGTGTAGAACTTCAACGTTCCAGCCTGGTCGTTGACCAGGCGCAACTCCAGGCGGGAGATGTCGTGCGCGGTCATCGTCGTCGATCCACCGGACGGGGACGCAAACGCGACCGTGCTGTCGAACATGTTGTAGGTGTTCGAATTTGCCCCCGGCGTTGCCGAGACGACTTTGACCTGAATGTTCTCTCTCATGACCTACTTTCCTTTCCCTGAAAACATCTTGCTTAGCGGCCCCGCGCCGTCCTTGCCGACGTGGTAGGGCAGCTTTTCGCCCTTCGGCGTGGCGGCCTCGAATTCCTTCGCGAGCTTCGGATGCTTCGCGTACATGAAGCCGCGTTGCGCCTGTGACTTGAACGGCATTACTGCGGACCTCCGTTGAGAAGAAACTGAGCGGCGAGGGCGGCCGGAACACTTCCCTTTTCGAGCGGAGCGCCGAGGCGGTATGCGCCGACGAGGGCCGGCTCGAGGTTCTTCTCGAGCAACCCATGCTTGCCGACGCGGCGGAAGAATCCGCCTTGAGGCTCCACGCCGGCCGTCATCCGCTCTTTCGCCGCGAGCAACCGGGCGACGTCGAACATCGACTTGTGGCGGGGGTTCTCGGCCAGGAATTGCTCCGTGCCGAGGTCGCCGGCATCCTGAATACCAGTTCCTGGGGCCTCGTCGTTGGCGCGGCGCTGGATGATGTTGGCGATCCGGCGCTCCTGGACGTCTCGGCGTCCGCCCTCGGCCGTCCCCAACTGTTCATGCTGGCGAGAGATGCGCTGGCGGCCCTTGTGGTAGTTCTCGTTGATCGGGCCCATCTCCGTGTCGTCCACGGCTCGTTTGATCGACTGGCGGACGGTATCGAGCGCCGGGTGAGCAGCATCGCCGGGGCCGGTCCCAAAGATGTCGCCGACCTTCGCGCGGAGGTCGTTCAGGTCGTCGAGCGTCATGCCACTGGGGTACTTGTCGAGGACGTCAATGACCTCGGACTGGATCGCCGACCGCTGCCCGTGCGTCAGACGTTCGCTGGACAGCAACTTTTGCGCGTCGGCCTTGACCGCCTCGGTGTCGATGCGGCCCTCCAGGAATCCCTGATCGCGGGCTGACGCCTTCTCGCGGGCATAGTTGTTGTTGAGCGCGGTGCGCTCCTCGTCCATCGCGTTGGTGACGTTCTCGGCCGCCCGCCGGGAGGCCATGCCCTGCTCCCGGGCGGTCCCTTCCAAATCGCGCGCGAATGGAGAGTCGAAGAAGCCGCCCCTCGGGCCCAGGGGCGACGGTTTCGCCCCGTACGACTCCACGAGGCGGATGTCTCGGCCCGTCTGCCCGGTTTCTCGGATGCCGCGAGCCGCGCCGCTGGCGGCCCCGAGCGCGGCGCCGGTGATCGGGTTGATCAGGCTCGTGGCTTCTTCCTTCATCGCCGGAATCGGGTTCTCGCCGCGGACGGCAGCCTGCCCACCCGCAATCACCGGCATCGCCATCTCGTTGGCGACGGCCCCGCGAACGCCACCCAGCAACATGTTGCCGAGGAAGCCCTTCCCGGCGCTGGCGATGGGAGCCGTGACAGCCATCGCGCCCTTGCCAACGAGTCCGGTTAGGCCCTTGCCAGTGAGCGCTCCGCCGATGCGACCGTAATTGCGTGCGTTCGGTGACTCCTGCTCGTCCTGCGCTTGCTGATTGGCCGAGAACGACGGATTGCCGACGAGGTCGCCGACCTTCCCCGCCACCTTCTGGCCGAGGCCGAACGTGAGCATATCGTCCATGCCGCGCTCGAACTGGCGCCGGTTCGGAGCCGACGCAATGACCAACGCCGCGCGCTGGTTCAGCGGAAGATTCTGCGCGCCGCTGTCGACGCCGAGTTGTTCGTCCTTCGTGGGCGGGAGGCCGAACTCGTCGGCGCTGGCGAGCTCGCCATGGACGTCGGGAGCCCGCAGGCTCGGATCGGGACGAGAACCGGCATCCCGATTCGGGTCACCGACGTTGATCTTGGGGAGCTTGGACAGAATACGCCGCGCCTGGTCGGCATTCGGCCCACCCTCCGACGCGATGGCGTAGGCCTTCTGGCGGATTCGGTCGAGCTGGGAACTATCGTCCACCTTGGCCTCCGAGCGAGTCTAGGTAGGACTCGATTTCGTCGAGTTGCGTCCGCTTCGTGCCGCGCGGGGCAACCGTCGGGCGCTTACCGGTCCCGAGCGTCACTCCACCCTCGGTGGTGTAGAGCGGCGGGAGGTCCTTAATTCCGAGCTCGGAACCCATGCCCTCGTAGAGCTGCTGGGCCTGGTCGGGCATCATGTCGAAGCCCGACCCCGGGCCGAGCATGTGCCGGGCTACATCGGCGAAGCGCTGTTTGTCCTGCTCGTGTTCGTGCTGGACGGTCTTGGCGCTGGCGCGTAGTTGGCGCATTTGCTCGGCGGACAGGTCGCCCTTCGACATGCGGGCGACGAACTGATTCCACTTGTCCGCCGTTCCACCGAGGTTGTTGTAGAGCATATGCATCTCGCCCTCGGTGGGCTGGGCCTGGCGGAAGAAGCGGGCGAGTTGGATTTGCGCGTCGGCGTGAGCGAGCGGGACGGCTCCCGTGGCGATGTTCGCCATGAGCCCGCGAACCGTCTTGTCGTTGGCGGCGAGCTTGCCGAACTGAGACGTGTTGCGGATGGCCGCGCCTTGCTGGCGGAGCAGGCCCATGTCCCGCGAGTTCGCCGCATCGGCCTTCAGACCCGGGGCCGCAGCTTGGACCTTGAACTTGCCGGCCTCGTCGACCAGTTCCATTCGGCCGGCGTGCGTCTCTTTGTACTTCTCGTTTTCGCTGCGCGTGAAGTCCTGCCGTCCGCCTTGCAGCTCGCGGCGTGAATCGATCTGCGAAGCCACCCGGTCGGCGATGGCCTTCTGCCCCTGGTCCGCCTTGTACTGAGCCGCGACAGCCTTCCGCGCTTCCTTCGGGTCCGCCCCGTCGTCGAGGTAGAACTTGAGCATCTCGTCGTACTGCGGGCCGAAGGGGGTCTTCTCCGACTCCTGCGGCACCTCGAAACTGTGCCCCTGGTAGTTTGCGATCACGCGGCGTGCGGGCGGCTCGGACGTCGAGCCGAAGGCGTTCGCGGCGGCCATCGAACGCACGTCAGTCGGCATCGCTGCGACCTCGTCCGCGCGTCGCGCATCGGGCGAGGCACCCATCATGAGGTTGTCCAACTCCGGGTCGGCGGCGCCCGGAGGGGCGAATTTCTCGGCCTCGCCCAGTGGCGATAACTCGGGGCCTTCGACGTTACGCGGGAGATCGCGCTCGTTGCGGGCGCCGCGCACCCCAGGATTCGCCGGCTGCGCGGCGCCACTTGCGTCGGCCAACGCCTGATCCAATTCGGACGATGCATCCGGAGTTGCCGGCGCCGGCTTTCCCATCGGCCCCCCGCCCATGACGAACCTAGCCGCCTCCGCCGTGGGGTACATCGGGCCTTCGGTGCCGGCCGGGAGTTGATCCCCGGCCACGTCGAAGTGGAACCCATATGGGTTGATGTTCGCCGCTTCGGGGGACTTGTTCGCCAGGCGGAAGACAGCATCCCGGTTGGTGAATGCCTCGATGTCGTGCTTTCGTTTCAGCTCTTCGGCGTCGCGGACGTCCTGGGCGGACTGCCGTTCGGCGTTCCGCTTCATCGCGTCCCGCTCCATGCCCAGATACTCGTCCGAGCGCTTGTTCGCCCGGTGCTGGTTGCGGGCGGCCAAAAACATGGAGATGCCCGGCGTCAGGTCTGGCGCAACCGGAGCATCGATGGCGTAGCGCGGATCGGCCATTACGCGAAGAGGCTCCCGAGGCTGATCATGTTCGTGAGGCCCTGCTGCTGGGACTTCTGGTCAACGCCGGCTTTGTTCAGCGTGAACCCGAGGGCGGCAGCCAGCGCATCGCTCATCGACTTCCCGGCCGAGAGGTCATAGGCGCTGTTGATGCCCGACTCACCGGCCGCAAGGCCCTGGCCCTGGCTGAACATAGAGTTCAGGCGCCCCTGATGCTCGCCTGAGGCCCCGGCCGCCAGTGTGTCTAGCTGGCCTTCGCGCTGAGCGCCCATGTTCGCGGCGTAGTCGGAGAGCTGCTGTCCACGGGCTCCCGAGTTGTAGGAGCCGCCGGCCGCCATGCGGTTGTCGATCGCATCCCCGCCGCGCTTCATTGCGTACTCGTAAGCGGGGTCTGTCCCGTTCGCTCGCTGGTTGAACCAGTTCTCGAGGATGCCGGGGCCAGACGCATAGCCGTACGGGCTAGCAGGCGGAGCGACCGGGGCCGCTGGAGGCGGAGCGGCGCCGGCCTTCGGTTGCTGCGCGGGTGCGCTGAATCCACCGGCAGTAGGGATCGGCGTGGCCTTCGGAGTTCCACCGGTATTCCCACCGATGCCAGTGACGTCGTACGCCTGGTTGGTGTTCGGCTTGCCGTAGTCGGCCGGCTTCTGAGGCTGCTGGTAAACCGGATTGGTTCTCGTCGGATCGAAGCCCATTACTTGCCCCCGTACATTTGCGAGAGAGGGCCAACGCCCGGGGCCTGCGGCGTTTGCGGAGCCTGAAGACCTTCGGTCCCATAGGCAGCGGAAAACATGTGCTGGAGGGGGGCGTAATACTGCTGCGCCTTCCCCTGCTGGCCCATCAGGAAGTTTTTGATGTTCTCGCTGCCCGTCTGCGACATCTTCGCGGCATCGTCGTAAGCCTTCTTCTGCGCGTCCGGGTCGCCGAAGAGCATCTTTTTGACGCCGCCGAATCCCTGCTTGTTGATCCCGGTGATGTAACCGCCGGGGTCGCCGACGAAGTTCCAAAAGTCGCTCATGACTCCTCCACGTTCACGGACATGGTCGCGCCCGCGAGCACGAAATCGCTGGCATTGGTGAACGAAATCTCGTGTTGCCGCTGGCGAAACTGGCCCTTCGCCCACTTCGTGACGACGGGCTGATACGAACCGCCGAGGGCGATGAAGTCCGACTGCGACCACGTCCCGAGTGAGTCGCGGTAGCGGTACTCCACGCGCGGGTCGGTGGCCGTGGCTCCGACGGCCTGATCCCGACGAAGCTGGAAGTCAACCCGCTGGCACGTCTTCCGGTTGAAGGTGCCCCCGTCGACAAAGCCCGTCCGCGACAGACCTCGGAGGTCGAAATCCATGTCCGTGGTCGCGTCCATTGTCAACTCCGCAATTCTACCGTCTGAGAGGCCAACGAGGTGCAGGTTTCGTTCGGGCCAGTACATGTAACTCGTTGGCAGCCACGCAATCCACTCGCCATTCGCGTCAGTTGAGCGGAATTCCCCCCACTTCGAGGTGATGCGGTCGAAGTAGATCGTCCGTTTCTCCGTCGGAAACGACCACGCCAGCAAATCCCACGTCTGGAACTTGATTCGTGCACCCCAGCAATCAGAAATGACAGCCAGATTGGCAATGTCTTTTGCCATGCCAGGACTACTCAGCACTTTGAAGTCGCGCCCGTTGGATTGGGTCAGACGACGGTCGTTGTCGAGCCACGCAAAGTCCGTGTCCGTGTTGATTACCGAGTAGGCCGCAGCGCAGCCGACCGCAACCGTCGCGGCTACCGAGAACGCGATGGAGGGGTCGGGGACATAAACCTGGGTTGTTTCGGTCCCGAACAAGAACGCCTCGTTGGCGTTGCAGTAGAGGGCGATGAGCGAGTCCGGCGACGCCTCGGCCTCGGCGAAGTACGGGCCGACGACGGGCCAGCTCGTGTGATTGCCGGGTCCGGGCGGGGTCCACTGGAAGGTCCCCGAGTTGTTGTTGTCGTTCGCCAGGAAGCGCTGAGCGAGGTAGCCGATGTGGGTGAAAGCCAGCGGTGAGCCGTCGGGCATGATCTGACCGGGAGCCAGGTCGGTCGCCGGGCCGACTCCTTGCCAAGCCGCCGGTGCTCCTCCGCCCGTTACGACGACCCTGGTTGAGTCATAAGCCCAGATGGGCCTCCCAGTGCCACCGAGGTTGTAAGCGAGGTTCAGGAACGAGCCTGGGGCCGTCATGGCCCACATAGAGCGGTCCTCGAAGACCATCAAGACGTTCCCGCGCCAGACGTAGGAGCCGATGACCGCGACGCCGGGATTGGGCGAGGTCCCGAAGTCTTCCCAGGCTCTGATTCCAGGACGGACGTGGAGCGCCCCCGCCGCATCGGGTAGGACGTTCCAAGCCATGGGAGCGGCGCCGGAGAGCTCGGACAGGCCCGCTGCCTCGCCAGAACTGAACGGGATGGGCTGCGGATCAGCCACTGCGCACCTGTTCATCTAGCGCAGAGCGGCGAGATGGACACACACTGTGCCCATGCGCTACATCATCCTGGCTCTGTTTCTGGTTGGCTGCGGTGACGTTATGCCGCCCGCCGAGATGCCGCCGCCGCTTGTCACGGTATCGGCGTCCGATCCGTTCGCGTGCAAGCTCGACGCAGATCAGGTCGCATGTCACTGCACGATCCCCGCATTCTCCTCCGAGGCCCTCGCGGAGAGCGGTACGCGCTGCGACTTCCTGCGCGGCGTGGCGGCGAACCTCTACTGACATCAGGTCACCGTGTCTCCGCGCGAGCACTCGCGAAACTTCGAGGACGCTTTGTCCCAGCGAAACCTAACCTGGATGGTATGCGCGGCAGTGGCGGGCACAGCGACGGCGCCGCTTAGGACGTAGATTGCGTTCGTACTCCAGGTGACCGCTCCGCCCGATGCATTGATGAAAACGAAGTCCCAGTAGAGATCAACGTCGGTCGTGCCAGTGCCCGGCAATATCGCGGGCGCCGCCACGGTCTGTGTCCCGGCCCCGCCACTGGTGGCCGACAGGATGATTTCTTTGCCCTTATAGAGAACCGGCGTCAGCGTGTTTCCGATTGCTGCCGAGAACGCGACCGCATCGACGTTGTTGCCCCACTGGCGGAAGTCGGGAAGCGTCGAGAGCGCTGAGACATCGAACGCAACGGAATAGCCCGCCGTTCCGATCGATGGACACCCGAACACGCGAAAGCGAACCCCGGTGCCACCGGATGTCCACACTATGGCCTTGCCGGTCCCCGTGAAGTACGTGGAAGAGACGGTCACGTCCCCGGTGTAGCCGGCGAATTCCATGCACACGCCGTTCGGATTGCCGTGAAGGATCGAATCCACGACGTTTACGACGGTCGTGTTGGAGAGTTTGAGAGCCCGCGCAGTCGCGTCATCCTGGCACGTCAGCGCGCAATGCTCGAACGTCATGCCACTACTGAGACCAGTCGAAATCGCTGCGCTGATCGCCGTCAGAAATAGGGCCCCAGCATTAGAGTCAAGCGCGACGCCGACGACGGCCAGATCGTTGCAATCGGTGAATGCAATGCCCGCCCCCGCGCTAGACGATGAGCAGTTAAGCCGCAGGCCGCTAACCTCGAACGAACTGCAACTGGCGAAACTGAATATGCTGGCAGTGGCATGCGAGGTGATGATCCGAGTCACGCCGAAAGATTCGCCGCGTACGCTCACGTGCGCGCTGCTTATCGTGATCGCCTGACTGATTTTGTAGGTCCCGGCAGGGAGGAACAGATTCGTCGATAGCGACTTGGCCTCATTCGCTGCGTTCTGTATGGCCGTCGTATCGTCGGCGACGCCGTCTCCGACCGCGCCGAAGTCCTTCACGCTGATCCCCTGCTCCGCGAACTTCGACTTGATCGTCCGCGACGTCGCCCCGCCGCTCTCCTTGTACTTCCAGTCCTGCCCGCCGAAGCTCGTGAACGCCTTCGTCAGAACGTCGTTGAGGTTCGAGTCCGTGAAGCCAGCATTGCTCACGCCCACATCCCCCGCCGACGCCGGGATGTACGTCGTATCGACCACGATGTTCGTGTTCACGTCCTGAACCAGCACGCGAACAGGCTGGGTGACGTAGATTCCGTTGGGGAAGTCGGCGAGGTTGATCAGGCCGCCTGAATTCAGCGTGACCGGCTGGGTGATGATGGTCGTCGCCGCTGCGTCCGAGTAGACGTTGACCGGGGTGTTCGTGCCGGGGCGGAAGAAGTAGACGGTCCCAGAGCTATTCGGCGTCCCGTCAGACAGACGGGAGCCGGCGACAGAGAGAACGTCAACGAGGGCGGCGAAGTTGGACATCAGCGGTCTCCAAACAGGCGGGCGAGGACACGCGGGTCAACCGGGGGCTCGGGGCCTGCCTGCTGCGGGTCGCGAAATCCGCCCATCGGGGCTTCGGTGCGGTCCATCGGGGTTTTGTAGAACGCGCCGTAGTCGTCGTAGAAGGCGGGCGACAGGGCCCGGCCCTTCGGCATCGGCTCGCCCGGTTGTCCGCCTCGCTTTGCCATCTCCATCGCGTACATCTGTGCCAATGGGCCGGTCATCACCACCTCTTGGGGAATTTGATTCCAGGTTCGACGACAAACCTTATGGGGCCGCGCTCCGTGTCGTCGTTCACGGCGGACTCCTTCGCATCCTTCAAGTCGTCTTTGAGCTGCGCCTTCCGGGCCGATTGGCCGTAGTGGTCGCAGAGAGCAATCGCGAGCGAGATGACGACCGTGTTCAGGTAGCGCGTCGGCAGACCCGTCGTGTTGGCTGACGACACCATGTCCGGCTGCAAAATCACCGCTGGATAAGTCACCGTCGTGTATTGCGAGTCCGGCGTGGGATAGAGAAAGTAGGAGAGCGTCTCGCCTTTCTCGACGTAAATCTGCGACGGCACGCCTTGGCTGTCGGGGTTCGACAGCGCCATGTACTGGCCGCGTGACTTCTTCTCGAGCGGCAGATTGATGCCGGAGGCGTTCGAGACATACGGCGTTCGTTCGTCGATGTCGATGACGTTCGACGCAGCCTGATATTGCTTCTGGCCCGCCACGAGGTTGTCAGTCGTGCGCAGGATGCTCCGAAGTTGGATGCCCTGCGTCTGCAGGTCCGTGAGGACAATCTGCAGGAAGTCCCGGCCCATCGCGTACTGGTTCGAGTCCGGGTCTTGCCCAGCCGCGACGATACCGCACCGCTGGTGAGCGACGCGGATAATCCCAGACGTCGACAGGTCGAACGAGTAGCTGTTGCTGGTGCTCATGACCGCGCCTCTCTGAACGAGCGTCCGAACTGCGCCGCCCGAACGGCGTCGTTGACCATGATCGCCGGTGCGACCAGCCCCAGGTAACGCCCCGCCAGGTATTGGCTCTGCTGCGCCCTCTCGTCATCGTCAAGGACGTGGTCCCACACGAACACCTCGGAGATGCTTCCGAAGAAGTTCAGCCCCCCCGAGATTGCCCGGCCAATCGCGAAGCTCGTGGTGGCCGGTGCAGTTGGGCCCGGCATCACACTCGGCGTCAGCACGGTCAGAACGCCGTTGATCCGAACCTCGATGTTGTCGAAGCCCGACGACGACCACTCCACAAATAGCGTCGCGCCGTTGTAGGGCCCCGTAGACCCTCCCGGCGTATCCGGCCCTCGTAGAGCTCCAGGGAAGCCGATGTCCTTCCATCCCTTGGACCACAGGTAGAACGCGTTCGGGAACGAGCCGTCTTCGAGGTCGAAGATGGGCTGAAACGTCGGCGTAGAGCCGAACTCGGCGACGATTCCCCCAGTGGGCTTCACGTCGAACGCGACCACTTCATAGGCCGGCTTGATGACGGCCATGAAGGTTCTGGCCTGCGTCTCCCCGGGACCGTAGCCGAGGTGGTTCCCGTTGCGGTCGACGAGCCCGTTCGGGGCCTCACGGTAAAGACCCCTGTTCGTCCCAGCGAACACGGGGAACGTGACGGCGGGGATTGTGCCGATGGTGTCGACGCCGGTGTTTGGTCCCGGATTCGCGGGGAGGTCGGTGACGTTTTGCCCGAAGCCGCTCTGATCGGCCCACAGCGTCGCCTTCCCGGCAACCGACGTAAGCCCGACGTCACCCTTCACCCAGAACACGAGCCCGACAGACGGAGGCGAGGACGTCGATTGCCCCGACCCGCTGGCCGGGAATGCATTGCCGCTCGAATCTGCCGTGAAGGCAGTCTGAAGCGTCAGGCCCGACTCGCCGCGCAGGATGATTCGATCGGACGTCAGCCCATCGTTGAAGTTGCCGTCGAAGTACCGCTGAACGATGTTGAGCGGATAGAGCCGCGAGTTCATGAAGCTGGCCCGATTCCGTGACGCCCAGATGCGGGAGAGCATCCCGAAAGAGCCCCAGTCGTAGAGGCTCGCGGCGTTGATCTTGGTGTCCGCAAACGTGTCCGGGTCGCGCACCTGGAGCAAGGTGGCCGGGGCAATCGTCGGGTCGTAGGTCCCCGTCGTGCCGTGGTAGAGCACGGACGTCGACGTGTTTGCGGGCGTCTCGAAATCGGCGTTCGAGGTGAACGACCGCAGCCAGTCAGAAATGGTCGTGACCTGGCTTGTGGCCCCCTCGTAGTTGTAGAGAGCCTCCAGGGCCATTGCGAAGTTCTGCGAGGTGATTTCCGTACCGACAGCCGAACCGCCATCGACGTACTCCCACAGCCCCGTCCCAACGACCGTGAATCCGGTCTTCAGTAGAGGGTAGGCGTTGAAGAATTCGCGCGGGGTCGTGGAAGAAAACCCGTTGACCAGCGTTCCAGTTGAGTCGGTGATACCGGTCTCCCAGCAGGCCCGCATGTCCGCGATGGACTGCGACAGAAGCTGAGCGGGGATGGAGTCGAAGCCGTCGAGGAGCGCCGAGGCGCCGATCTGCTGGTCACCGTCGGTCGTCTTGATCTCGTTCCAGAACTCCAGGGCAACGAGGCCGCCTGGGTAGAACAGATGGTTGGAGTAGAACCGTTCGCCCGGGTCAGCGCCCGAAACCGTCGACACCTCGGAGCAAACAGCCCCCGTGTAAAGCCGGCCCATACCCGCAGCGTTCGTTGACGTGTGCTGGGTGGCGTTCGAGCCGATGGCCTGGACGTTGCGCAGGTAGGAGGCGGCGGCGCGTGCACCAACGAGATAGACCTGGGCCCCCGTCACGCGGTAGGCGTAGAGCAGCGCCAGGCCAGCGGTCGCTGTGTCGTTCGTGACGTATTTCGTTGCCCCGGAGGCCAGGAGGCCGCCGTAGTAGAGGTAGTTGGCCCGGGTGGCCAGCGGCTGGAGGCCGAATCCCTGCTGTCTCGTCTGGAGGTAGTCGGCGATCGTCGCGAGCAGCTCCTTTGCCTTCGGGATGAGCAACGCCCGGCTAGGCTCGTTCGCTTGGATCAGATCGTAGAAATATCGAGCCGCCCACGACAGACCGGCGAACGCTTCCCCCAGCGACGTTGCTACCGCATGCCCGGACGAGACGTATTCGTAGCGGCATAGAGCGGATACCTGCTGAGTGAGGAAGTTGAAGACCGCCGCGTCGTCAGTCTCGAGGAGGTTCGGGTAGTAGTGGCCCCAGGGCTTGGGATGCGGGACTGGTTTGATCGTGAACGGCCGCTGACGGGCATTGCCTCGGTCGAGTTGCGTGCGGACTCTCTCGCCGTGGTCGTAGGTGCAGACCCACAGTTCGTCCTGAAGGTGCATCTCTTCGATCTGCCGAAGCAGGCCGCAGATGTCGCACGTCCGGCGATAGCTGTGGCGCTGGTAGCGGCCAGCCATCTCAGACATGGCGGACTCCGGAATCAGGCCGTGAGAAGCACATTCCCCGTGCCTCCCATGTTCAAGCCGAAAATCTGGTAGGTCGTCCCGGTGACCGTGTGGCCGAGGTCAGAGCGGTTGATGAACGTCAGGTCCGTATAGGTCAGCCCCAGGGCCGCCGCCGACACCTTGAGCGCGTAGTCAGTCCACCCGTACGAACCACCGTCGAACACGCACGACTCGATGAAGTTGTTGCCGTTGGCGCCGGAGACTTCGAGGCCAATGGCCGGCCGCGAGGCCGTGGTCACAAACGAGCAGCCAGAGACGCGGCAACCGCTGCCGGAGGCGGAGAGTCGGAGCGCCCTCGACGTGTCATTGGCGCCGCACTCGAAGTAGCAGTCTTTGACCACGCAGTAGGGAGCTCCGAGGTCGATACGGCTGGTCGGGACGGCGGTCGATGCCGGGAAGTAGATGTTCTCGACCCACGCCCCGCCCGCGTTGCAATTGAGCATTACGACCGAGCCGGTGCAGGTATATCGAGGTCGGCTTGAGCCAGTCCCGCAGCCGAAGATGGACAGGTTCGCTACGTTGATGACCTGGGACACGGCGATCGACTCGGACGAGCCTTCGCCGATGATGATTTTCCCGTTCGCGGCCGAGTTCGTGACCGCTTGTGCCAGGGTCTTGACCGGCAACTCGGGAAGGGTGCCGGCGTTCGAGTCATTCCCGCCGATCGTGTCGAGCCACTGAACGAGGCCCGACAGGTAGGTAGGGCCGGCGAGTTGGAGAGTCGTCGGGCCGTTCGCAAAGACCGTCCCGGCTAGGTTCAGGCCCCCCGGATATGTGTTCGGTGAGGCCATTTACCCTCCGATATTTCTTAGGCTCGCGCCCTGACCTTGGCGATGACGTCCGGTCGGCTGGCCTCGCAGGCTGCATGCCAGCGCGCATGGCCGGCAACACCTGAAAGCTCGCCCTCGTAGCTTCCGCACACGACACAGCCGGTCTTGGGCTCCGGCTCGACAACGGGAGCCAGCTTCGAGATGGGCGTGATGTCTTCCTTGTTCTTCGCCATTACGCGCTCACCGGGGTCATCAGGGCGCCGTTCTCGGCCGCCAGGTTCGCGGTGTAGTCGCGGAAGTGCTGGGGACCATCGCCAGCTCCAGCGGGAACCCAGCCCGCCAGCGTGGCGTTGTCGAGGATGCCGTAGCCGTTGTCGGCGCAGACGCCCAGGACGCCGTTCATCTGCGTCACCGCATGGATGCTCGACGCCTTCTTGTTCACGATGAGGTTTCGGCGGAAGCTGATGCCGATGGAGGCCGTCGTGATGAAACGGACAGACCCGACCGTAGTCGAAGAGGTCGCGCCGTCGATCACGTTGTCCCAGACCTCGCAGTAGTCGGCGCCGACCAGATACATGAACGACGTGGTGAGCGTCGAGCCCGCCGTCACGTCGCAGAAGCAACTGTTGTTCTTGAACTCGAAGTAGTCCGCGGCAGCGGTCGTCGTCACGCCGATGGTGACACCCTGATCGGCGTCGATGCCGTAGTTGATGAAGCAGCCGACGATCGCGCAGCCGTTTGCCGACACCGTGATCGGAGCGGCAACGGTGAGAGCCGCAGTGGCCCCCAGCGGACCCGCGAAGTACAGGTTGCAGTTCTGCAGGCGGAAGTTCGCCGTGTCGAACAGAACCGTCGAGCCAGCCGTGGTCCAGGTCAGTTGCGGACGATTGGTCCCGCGGCCCATGCCGATGATCGTGACGTCCGTGGCCGCGAGGGCCGACCACGAATCAGCCGCCGCGATGCTCTCCGTGTAGCCCGGGAGAATGTAGATCACATCCCCTCGGCCCGACACGCAGGCGCCGAGCGCCGTATTCACGTTCGCAAAGCACCGGCTCGACACGCCGGGGGCGGCGTCGCCGATGCTCGACAGTTGAGCGGAGGTCCCGACGTAGAAGACGTAACCTCCCGTCACCGAGAGGAAAAGGTTCCCGATTTCCTCTACGCTGTTCTGAGTGACGGGGTTGTTTGGTCGCGACATCCGCCGCTCCTACTAGGTGCTCACGGGGGTGGTCAGCGCGCCTTCTTCGGCGGCCAGGTTCGCCGTGTAGCAGGCGAAGAACTGCGGGCCGTTGCCAGCGCCCGACGGAACCCAACCCGCGAGAGTCGAGTTGTCGAGAATGCCGAAGCCGCACTGACGAACCGTTCCGGTCAATCCAGCCATGCCCGTGACGGCATGAACCGAAGAGGCCTTGTAGTTCACGATCACGGAGTCGCGGAAGTCGATCGCCAACGACGCCGTGGTCAGGAAGCGAATCGGCCCAACCGTGGTCGAGCTGGTCGCGCCCTGGATGTTGTTGTTGTAGAAGGTCATGTTGTCGGCGCCCACGACCTGGAGGAACGTCGTGCACTCGGCCGCCGTCGCGCCGTAGCACTGGTTGCGGCTGAACTCGAAGTTGTCCGCCGCTGCCGTGGTGGTGACACCGATGGTGACGATCTGATCGGCATCCACGCCGAAGTGGATGTAGCAATCGGTGATGAAGCACCCAGCCCCGGAGACGGTGATGGGCGCAGCGACCGTGAGGGCAGTCGAGGACGCCGGGTCACCGGCCATGTAGAAAATGCAGTTCTGGATGCCGAAGTTGCTCTGATCCATCAGGATCGTCGCGCCGGCCGCCGAGTAGGTGAACGTCGGCCGCGCCATGCCGCGGCCGAGGCCCACGATGGTGACGTTCGTTTTCGACCCGAGGCTGGACCACTGGTCAGCAGACGAGATCGTCTCCGTGTACCCAGGCAGAACGTAGACGAAGTCGCCACGCCCCGAGACGCACTGGTTCAGCGCCGCGTTGACGGTCGTCGAGACACGGGAGGCAATGCATTCCCCGGTCTCGCCGAGCGCGGCAACCTGCGCCGCCGTGCCGACATAGAAAACCGCCCCGCCCTGCGGAGAGATGACAGCCCCGATGACTTCGTTGACACCGGGGAAATTCGCGAAGACGTTGCGATTCGCCATTGTTCAGGCCTCAGATGCTCGAGCCGTACACATCGCGCCAGTCGCTCCAACCAACGCCAAAGCGCTGGATGCCGACGAAGCTCTTGGTGTAGTTGTCCTCGGTGTTGTGCTCGCGCAGCAGCGGCTTCTTCCGCCAGATGAAGCGCAATCCGTTGTCCAGGTCCGACACGCCCCACCAGTTCGTGGTACTGGTGAAGTAGCGGTCCGAGGCGATCTTCACGCCCATGCCCTTCATGAAGTTGAGGGCGTTGTTCGCCGTGTCGTTCTGCTTCTCCGAGCGCAGGATGCGGTTCGCGCGCGGCTCCAGCGACTTCGGGACCGACAGCTGCTTGAGCTCGTAGCCGGCCTGGATGTAGCCGTTCGAGCCCGGGAGCTGGCTCATGTTGATCCACATCTGCTCGACCGCCGTCTCGGAGAGAGACATCGGGTTCGCAAAAGTGTTGGAGGCGGTGCCACCGCGAGGGAGCGGGTGGGATGCGCTGCAGAGAGCGACGGCGTCGCCTCCAACGAAGCTCGAGGAGAACGAGTTGATGAAGATGTTCGCCGTCTCGAACTCCTGCGTGAGACGGAGAGACCGATTCACCGACTTCGTTGCCGCGATGGCGTCTTCGTACTTGCAGTCGTCGAGGGCTTCCTCGCTGACCACGATACGAAGGCCGTACTTGATCATGTAGTAGCGCTTCGAGTAGCCCTGCGTCACGGCGTCGAGCGGGATCATCTGAGCTTCCGCGACAGCCGGGGCCACGCCGGTGTGGGCGTACTCCTGGTCGTCGACGTAGGCGTCAGTGGTGTTCGACTGCTTGAAGCCGATCTGCATCCAGTCGAGGTTGTTCATCGGCTGGTCACCCCAGGCTTTGTCCAGGGTGAGCTTGAGGGCCTTCGAGACTACTGTCAGCCCAACGAATGCGTTTGGTCCAGGCATGGCTTACAGCCCCGTCGTGGTGTAGGAGGGCCAGATACCCTCGTTGACGACCACCAGGAACTTGAAGCGAGTGACGGTGGGGTCGTTATCCAGCGTCGAGAACCCGGCTTGCAGCGTGTAGTTTCTGATTCCGACGATGCGGAAGTTCAGCGTCGTCGTGGCGTGGGTCGAGATGTCCAGGGCGAAGCCCGAGACGCCCGTGGTCGGGTCCGCCGTCCCGGTCGCGAGGTCGGCGTTCTCGCCGATCATTGCGATCTGAGTCGCCGCCGTCGTCGCCGTGGTGCCGTCGTCGGCGTCGACCTCCAGGATGACGTCCGCCGTGAGCGGAACGTACTGGACCAGCGAAGCGTTCGCCGAACCGACCGTGGTCGGGGAGAACACCGTGGTCGCCGGGAGGTAGTTCGACAGCGAGCGGCCGATGGTGATTCCGCCGGCCACATAGCTGATGCCGGTGATGACCCCCAACAGCTTGTCGTTGTCCGACGCAGCCGCGCGAGCGACCGTGCCGTCGGAGACCGGGATGATGATGTCCCCGATGCCGAGGGCCGTGCCGTAGCTGCTTGCCACTTCCTGGATGAAGTTGGTGGGCATCGCCCCCTCTCCACCAGTTACGGTTCCCCAAACTCGGAAACCTCCCATTTGAACGTTAGCCATTGGTCATCTCCTACTGAATCGAACGTGCGTACTCGTGTTCGGAAACGCTGGCGTACTGGCCGCCACCGATTTGCTGAGCGGCGCCACCCCGAAGGGCCGCCGTGCGCTGCCGGGCAATCGCAAGCGCCTGACCCTGGATGCGGTCGTAGCGCTCCTGCTTGATCTTCATCATCGTCAGCCCTTTCACGTTGAAGTGGGCCTCGCCGGTTCCCTGGCGGATGTCGAAGAATGGCGTCGCCTGCTCGTTGCCGCGAACGCAGCGAACGTAGCCACGTCCCAGCATCTCGGGCATGTCGTCATCCGAGACGAGCGAGTAAACGAAACCGGGCTCTTTGTTGTCGATCCGATCGCAACTCAGGTTGCCGTCAACGGGGGCCGGGTCGGCGTCGTGCCTGACCTTCTTGGGCCTGCCTCGCTTCGCTTTGACGGGAACGGTCGCTTCGTCCGACATGCGGTCTCCTGGTGCTGGCCGGGAGAGGGAAACCGTTCCAGGACACCAGCTAAACCATCCTGAGGCTCACCGCTTGTCGGGAAACTTTCAGTCTCGCGGAAGACTGAAGCTACCCATGAGGATTTCTTATCCTCATGGGGAAGTCAATAGCTTTTCTTTATGCTCCCTGTCTTTTTGCTTTCGAGCCGATGTCCTTCGCAAACTTCGCGAACGCCTGCGGGGCTTCGAGTTGGGGATACGCCGCGAGGGCCATGCGTTTGAGGGGCAACGAATTCTCCACCTCCTCCGCGCTCATCGACCCCGACGAAGCGCCGTCGTCATCCTGCCCGTCGCGAGCCGCGAAGCCGGCATAGCGCTGACGGCTTGCTTCGCTCGGGGCCGACCCTCCTCCGAGGCGGAGCATCTTCGCGGCGTACGTCAGCGCCTCCTCCATCGTCTGGCGGGTTGCCGGGCGACCGGAGCGCAGGAGGGCGGCGAAGCGCCCGTCGGCCAATGACCGGCCCTCGATGTTCGTCTCCACCCACGGGTACTTGGCCGAGATGTACTGCCGCTCGCTCAACATGTCCTGGTTTGGGATTTGCCCCTGGATTTCACCGCGCCGACGTTCCCACTCTTTCTCGGCCCAGATTTCGCGGCGGATGTCCTCGGCCTCGTCGGTGAGTTCCTGGTGCTTGTTCCAATACTCTCGCGCGAGAGTCGGGTTGTTGTTCGCTTCGGCTGCGCGGGCGAGATAGAGCTGCGCTTGCTCGCGGAGTTGCTTGACCTTGCCCATCTTCTCCGTCGAGGCGTCCTGCTGGCGCGTCTGCTGCTGGCGCTCCTCGACCGTTCGGCGAAGTTCCGCCATCTGCTGGTCTTGCGCGGCGAGGCGTGAGCGCAACTCGTCGCGGTCGCGCTCGGCGGCCTGTCTCGCCATCGCCGCTTCGCGCATGGCGTGCTTCCGGCGTTCTCCACGGGGCGCTCGAGCCGGCGCGTCGTCGGTTGCGGCCTGTCGTTCGCCTGCGTCGGCCTCTGGCGCGTCGTCGACTTCGTCAGTGGACGTATCGCCCGTGTCTTCGGTCTGCCCACCGGATTCGATGTCTTCGTCGGCCATAGCTACTTGTCCTTTCGCTGATACATGGTTTTGCCTTCGTCATCCAAGGCGAGCTCGAAATCAGCCCGCCGTTTCACCGCCTCGACGCTTCCCAAGACGTCTTCGGCCTTCAGTTCGAGAACCTTCGTCGGGGGTCTGCCGGCTTGCTTGTCGGCGACCTCGCGGTCCCTGCCGGCGTAGTGGGCGAGCATCACTTCGTCCCCGACTTGGATCAGGGCGTCGTTCAGCTTGTCGTAGGCCTCCAGGCCCATCGCAAGCAGGATGCCGCGAGAGAACACGGGCCTAGCAGTCTCGGGCATGACGATTCCTCCGGCCGTCTTCTCCTCGGCCTGGATGCGGAAGATGAGGACGTTGTTCATTCCCGGGAGGTAGGGAATGGGCGAGATGTCGCGCTTCTCCCGGGCCTTGTCGCTGATGACGTTGCTCATGGTTGTCTCCACCTATTTGTCGTTTTCCATCACTCGGATTGCCACCTCGAACCCATCGACCCGACCGGCGAAGCGGCGCGCGCGGTTCACGGCCTCGTCATCCTCGGCGATCAGCGCCGTGACGACTTCGTCCTTGGCCTCTACGATTTGCCCTCGGATGGCGTCGAAGTAGGCAATCGTCGACGGATGGTCACGCCACTCTCTCCGCTCTTCGTCGGTCAGCTTGAACCAGCTCATTTAGCTTTCTCCATGGCTTCCTCGGATACGACGAACCGCTCGCCGCAAGAGCACGTAAGCAACAACTCCAGGGATGAATCGAAAAACCACACTCTCTTGGCCTCGTGGTCAGCGTGGTCGGGGTGGTTCTTGCGTACGAGGTTCCACGCTGGCCCCATTGCTCGCTCTTGATCCGCGTTCATGACGTCGCCAGTCCCGAGTTAGCCGGCGTCGCGCCAGCGTTGGGGACCGTTGGGCCTGGGTTCTCTGGCCGGGGCGGTCCGTTGCCCTTCGCCTTCCCGTTCGGCGGCGGCGGGCCCTGCGGCGGCTGCCCTGGCGCTCCCGGTTGCTGCTGGCCGGGCATCATCATCCCCGGGGGAGGCTGCATCTGGAGGGCGGCCATCAGTTCGGGGTCGTCCATCGCCCGGAACATCTTCTTGGCGACGGCGGCCATCAGGAACGGGTTTTGCGCCAGGTATGGGTTCGTATTCACGAGGTTGAACGCGGCTTGCGCTTCGGCCATGCGCTGAGGCTGGGAGGCCATCCGCTGGTCTGCTGTGATCGTGATGTCGACGTCTTCGAGGTAGTCCCTGCGAGCTACAACGACCTTCTCCACCGACGGAGCGAAGTCTCCGCCCGGTTGCGCAGGGGGAATCCGCTTGTACGGGTCGACGACGGAGAAATACTCCTCGTCGCCGAGATAGACCGAGTTGAGACGGGCGAGCTTCTGTCCCTCGCAGGTTCTGGCCCGGCCATAGTCCTTGTTCCAGATGGCAATCGCCTGGAGGGCCTGACCGATGCGAATCTGGGTCGTCGTTGCGGTTTCGTTCGACCCGCCGACCTCGCCCGAGAGGATGTCTCCAGCGGAAGAGACGTCGTCGGCGTCTTCCTGCTGAGCCTTGATCATGTTCCCCATCGCGGGGTCGGGCGGGGCGAAGTCGAGCTTTTTGATCCCCTTGTCCAAGTCCTGGGGGTTCAGGTCGGTCTGTGTTCCCTCGCCCGGGCGGATGCGGAACTCCCCCCGGCCCAACTTCGCCTGGCGGGAGTAGATGAACGTTGCCGTGCTATTCAGGAACGCCGCATCGACGACGTACGAGGCCAGGGTATCGGCCAGCTGGTTGTTTCCTTCGAGCAGGAAGCCGATTCCGTAGCCGTAGACACCCTCGGGGTTGGGGATGCAGACGTAGTGGGTGAAGAAGTGGATCGGAACCATCTTCGGAGGTGCAGGAGGCGGTGGCATCTCCGGTTGCATGGGAGGAGGTTGCGCCATCGGCATCATCGGCCCCGTCGAGTCCATCGCCCCCGGCATAGGCATCCCCGTTGAGTCCATCGGGCCCGCCATGGGCATCTGGGTTTGGTTCATCTCATACGCCTGCATGTCCATCTGCCACTGCTGCATGGCTGCGGCGTACTGAGCCTCGTTTGCGTCCTGCTCGAGGTTGTAGCGGGCTCGGTCTTGCGGGTCTTCGTCCTCGCGGAGGCGAACGGACACCACAATCTTCGTGTCTCGGTCGATGGTGACGATTACCGGCCTTTGGGGCTCTTTCTTGTCCTTCTTCGGCTCGCTTCCCTCGTCCATCAGGCCCGCGGGCTCGGCCATCTCCTCCAAGGGCGAGTCGACGGGTGCAGCCTTGGCCTTCGGCAGCGAAAGCCAGCGGTGTTGCTCGAGCAAGACCCTCGGAGAGTCGGAATCGGACTCTTCGTCCTTCTCGACCCCGCTCGCCTTGTCGGTTACCTCCTGGATCGAGCCGGATTTCTGGGAGTCCTCCTGGTTTCCGCCGGCTTGCCCCTTGTCCATCTTGTCAAACAGCTTGTCGACGTTCTGGAAGTACCCGGTTGCCGCTTCCGCTTCGAGCTCGTGGCGCTGCATGCGGAGAATCCGCGTGATTCGCGGCATGTCGGCGAGGTTTGGGTCAGTGGACTTGCGCTTGTACGGAAGGACGATGTCCTCCGTCGCGCAAACCTCGTGGCAGGGGCGGTTTTTGCTCGCCGACCAGTACGTATACGAGAACGCCGACCCGTACAGGAGCCACTGCATGATCAGGGCCTTGTGATTCGGGACGTACTCGGGGATTTGGTGAAGAATCTGCCAGTTCAGGTGCTTGGCGACCCTGATTGACCGGTCCAGGTCGAAAGCGTCGGTCGGTTTGACGCCGAAAAACTCGCCGTTCGACGGGAACTGCTGGTCGTAGATGCGCGCGTGAATGCGGATGCACGCTTTCGCGATGATGGAGAAGTGAACCTGCGCCCCGTCGTTCTCCGAGGGGGGCAACATGCCGATGAAGAGCTTGAGAATGCTCGCGCGCTTCTCCCGGTACTTCTCCGAGCTGCGCAAATCGCGCTCGTAGTCCTTGAAGACGCGAGAGGCAATCTTGCTTTGCTCGTCGTCGGGTATGGAGTCAAGCAGGTTGACCGATTCGGGGGCCTTCCCCATCAACAGCATGTCGACGGGGGGCGCTGCGGGCTCTAGTTCTTCGCTTTGTGTGTCCATCGTGTTCACCAAACCATTCGGCGCTTCGTTCGGCGTGACGAGAGTTCGTCATCGCCCCAGAGATGCGCCTCGCGGGCGCTTCGGATGTCGGTCTTTTCGTTCTCGCCCATGATTGGGCGGCTCATACAGGCGTAGCCGGCAGAGTCGGCGTCGTGGTCGTTGCCCTTCGTGTCCCACTTCTCTGGATCATCCGGATCGCTTTGGAGAACGGGGATTGTCACAATTGGCCCGACCTTGATCTTCTTACCTCCTGGCGTCTTCACCTTGCTCGTGCAGATGTCGAACCAGCGGATTCCCGGGATGATGTAGGCTGGCTCGCCTCGTTCGTCTTTCACCGTCGGGTGCGGCTTGCGTGATTTCATGCGGATGCGCATCTGGTCCGCCATGCCCTTGCGATCCTTGGTGCACTTGAAGAAGTGGCATCCGTTCTCCATGAGCGTCTCGGCGATGGTCGGTCCGACGTGCCCCGCATCACCCCAGCAGGACGAATCGAGCGGGCCCGTCAACGTCGAGCAAGCGCGGTTCGAGTCCCACTCGCCGGCATCGCGCTCGATGATCTGAATGTCCTCGGCCAGTTCGCGCGAGTTACGGCCGGTACACGTATAGCTGCGGTAGCACACCATGTTGCCATCCGGGTCCACCGCCCACCATTGGACCGAAGACATGCCGGGGTACGCATAGCCGTAGTCCGACGATCGGAACTTGTACCAGCCAGCGGGAATCTTGAACGGCCTGCAGATGTGCACCGCCGGGTCCCACAGGTCAGAGAAGAAGGCGTCGGCGGAAACGTTCCAATCGCCATCGCGAAGTGCTCGCCGAACGGCAGGCGGCTTCGTTGCGAGAGTGGCCGAGTATTCCGCTTGGTCAATACTCGGGTTGTCCTCGATGCGGGCGGGGATGAAGATTTGCTCCCGCTGCACTTCGACGACGCGCTCAACGCCGTTCTCGTTTACCTTGACGGGAATGTTGACGATGACCGGCGTGTTCGGCGGTGCAATCTCGACGAACCGACGGCGAACCCACTCCAGGCCTCCCCCCACCGGGTTTGTGCCGGCGCGGATATAGAGCATGTCCTTGAGAACTGGATCAGAGCTTCGGAGCCGAGTGTCAAGCTGGTCGAACTGTTCCTCGGTGAACGTTGTCAGTTCGTCGAACAGAATCTCCGTGAACTCGAAGCCGTAGTATTTGAGCCAGTCGGACTCGTCCTCCATCTGGCCGAACATGTACTTGTAGCCGCAGGAGAACGTCCACGTCTTGGTCTGCTCGTGCCAGCCCTTCTCTCCCATCATTGGGTCGATGAGCGGGAAGTAGCGGCGGGCGCGATCCATCACCTCCCGCAATTCAGGCATCGTGCGGCGGAAGAAGATTGCGCGGCCGGTCGATGACGGAATTTCTCCGCTGGCTACGCGCTCAGACTCAATGTGAATCTGACGAAACGGATCAAACAGGAGGCACTGGGACTTCCCTCCTCCCGCCGCTCCACCGTAGAGCGCATAGCGCCCGTCCCACTGCATGAACCGCGTTTGCGCCCCCGGGTGAGGCTTAAAGACGACGTTCACGCGGTCCTCTGCCAAAGGTTGATGACGATGAAGGGCGGGAGAATCGCCATCGACGTGCCCGAGAACACCGGGGCACTGTTCGTTCCCGCTGGGGTGAGCGTGTGCTGGTGAGTGCCGAGGGCGGAGCCCGTAAAAGTCGGGGCTGCGACTGTTCCCGTTGCCGTCGTGGTGTGCTGATGTGTTCCCAGTGCACTGCCAGTAAAGGCAGGGGCGCTGTTTGTACCCGCTGGGGTACCGGCCGTGATGGCCTGTGTCTTGAGTACGGCGATCGAAGTCGTGTTCGCGGTCGGAGCCGCTGAAATGGATTCAGGGGCTCGAGACGTGCCGGTGCCGAAGATGGACGAGGCGATCATCTCGAGTTGCCCGGTCCCTCCCGCGGTCTTGCCGAAGGGTAGTTCGTGGGAGTGGGTCGCTAGGGCCGAGCCGGTGAACACTGGAGCGGCGACGGTGCCCGCTGGCGTTCCGGCGGACACCGCAGAGCTTGTATCCGTCCCGCCGGTGAATGTAGGGACCGAGTTCGTTCCGGCGGGGGTTCCGGCTGACACCAGCGACGTGTTGATCGCCGATGTTCCCGTGAATGTCGGGGCGGTCACCGAGCCGGTTGGGGTTCCGGTCTTCGTGCCTCCAGTGCCGAGCAAGGTACCGAAGTCCGGATCGCCCTGGCTGAACGACACGGGCATCTTCCCAGCCCCAAACGCGACCCACGTACCGAAGCCAAGAAGCGTCGAGGGATTCGTCGCAACGGCGGACATGAAGATTGAGCCGACCGGCCAGCAGGCGGAGACGCTACCGGCCTGCCCCGTGTTCCCCTGGGGACCTTGCGGCCCGATGTTTCCTTGTGGTCCCTGTGGGCCCGCTGAGCCGGCGGTTCCTTGCGCCCCTTGAGGGCCGGTTAGCCCAATGTCACCCTTCGGCCCCTGGGGACCTTGCGATCCAGTTGGTCCAGCAGGACCAGTCGGACCCTGCGCTCCTGCGGCACCGGGCGGCCCCTGGGTACCGCTTTCACCCTTGGTCCCAGGAGGTGGGGGCTGCCAGCCGTAGGCGGTAGAGGCGAGAATCCAGTCGACGAGTCCGGGACCAGACTTCGTCCATACGAGTCGGGTTTCGGTGTCGATGATTCGATCGCCCACCAGCCCATCGCACCCCATGCGGGACGGGTTGCCGCGGAACTGACGAATCGCCTCCACTACGGGCCGACCTCTTGAGTCCCGACCGTGACGGACCAGTTAACCGTTTGCGCCCCGTCGTCCTGGACCTGGACCTCGACGTGATTGCCGACGACGAGAAACTGGACGGCGTAGCCGGGGGAGTTCTGTGTGTAGATAGCCGCGGTCGCTCCCTGCTGCAGGAGACCGACGACGTTCAGGAACGTACCCGTCCGCTTGAACACGGCGCAGTCACCGGCCGCCGGGGCAATGCCCATGACCGTGAAGTCGATGAGGACGAGCTGATTGACGGCCGGTTCGGCCGAGGTCCAGATGGTCGTGAACGTTCCCGTGCCGGCCGTGGTCGTCGCTGACTGCGAGGTGCCGACGTAGTTTGAGAACTGCCTAACCTGCTGGAGGAAGGGGAGAAGTTCGCGGTTCACCCACGATTGCAACTCCTCCGTTGGCACCGGACGGTTGCGGAGCGGCTTTGTGACCGATGGGGTCACAGGGTCTTTTTGCCGACAGGCCTCACCAGGAGGTCGCCGAAGTTGCATTCAATGCCAAGGCAACCGAGGCCGGGTAGCATCTTGCCGACCAGGATCATCGGCACCCCGTCTCGGTACCGAACGTGGCCTATCTGCGTGCCGTCTTCGCCGAAGTCGACTTCGATCTGATCGCCCTCCTTGAAGACCTTGCGAGCCTCCTGGGTCATCATCTGGATGAAGTCGCTCACTTGTCGTTCACTTCCACCTCGATGACGACCGGCTGAACCGTCGAGGCAGCTTTCTCGGGAAGCTGCACCACGTGCATGTTCTCGACGTGGACCTTGACCGAGCTCTTCTCGGCTTGAGCCCGGGTCTCCGCCTCGATCAACTTGGCCGCCGATTCGACGCCGAAAGCTGTTGCCTTCTTCGGTTCCTCGAACTGACGGACAATCTTTCGTTGTTGGAGGGTCAGGCCTGCGGCAACTAGCTCGTCGTCCTCCTTGAACATGTACTTGCGGAGGTTCGTGATCCGAGCGGCGTCCACCTTGACTGAGGCGATCAACTCCTTCAGCTCGGACTGCCGGCGGGCAGCCACGATGGCTCTACGCTCCGCCTTGAGGCGCTTGCGCTCGGTGATTGCCGCCTCCTCTTCGGGAGTGCGGACAACCAAGGCTTGCTCAGCCAACGTCTGTCTTTTTCGCGACCAGTCGGTCATACATCCGTGCCTTGCAACGGTCGCAGTACCCATGCGGAGTGTTCACGCACTGGCACACGTCTTCGTTCCCGTTGCCCATCACCCGCTGCATCTCCCAGTACCGTTGGTTGGCGTCTGAAACCGTGAGGTCTTGCGAGATGGCAATCTC